GTATATAATCCTCTACAACAAGCAATTTATCTCTAAATTTAATATGTCCAAAGTGCAGAATTAAACCTTTCAAACCCACTGATCTAGTTACAAATAAAGAAGATTTCATTCTAGTATGAAACCACATACCAACTGCAAATATAAAGCAGTTCATCCTAAATCTTATATCACTTAGCATTATGCGGTATTTTCTAAGTTATTAGAACTTGTATCTTCACTTGCTGCATTTGAACTAGTTCCGTTAATACCTCCTGCTGCCATCCCATCACCAGAACGAGAAGAGTTACCTGTTAAAATATCTCTATGAGGGGGTTCGTCATCAGGGTATGTATCAATTCCAATTGAAGATCTAATAGAATTAAGAACATCACGATCAAGCTCAACAAGACCAGAGGTAGCAATACGCTGCCAAAACTTGCTAGTTAGCTCTAAATCAGGTGCATGAAGGTTTTCATAATCAATCTCACAGAAGCGTCCGGTAAATCCATTAAGTTCATATAGTTGTCTAATAACATCACGATTAAGAGCCTCTACAATATTGTCTAACATAGACTCAATAGCTGTACCTGTTAAAGAAGATTTAAGCTGACCAACTGCAAATGAACCTACACCATTTGTTCCTAAAACCAAGAGATCCCCACCTAAACCTACATATATTTGATTTTGATAATATGTCTTGATATCCGAAATGTCATAATTCTTCTTACCACCTTCAGAAGAAAGAAGACTAATATCAAATAAGGGTTGTCTAGTCATTTCATCTACAGCAGAAGGAATCATAACACCTGACTGAGAATTAGCTTGTAAATTTCTTAGAATATTCTTTAAATTTTCAAGAATAGTCTTTTGTTCTACTGAAGCATCAGCAGACATATATTGTGCTGGCACCTTAAAAACGGGTATCCCCTGAAGATCCTTCTGAACTCCGGTAGCTTCCATTTCAGCTAAAGCTTCAAGATATCGCCAAGCCATATATACATCACGCAATGGAGATTTTCCAAAAGGATCTTGTCTATTTCTACCTACAGTGATATGAAGGAATTTACTTCTAGGAATTACTACAGAACCTTTTCTAGTTCGTCTGTAAAGGTTAGAAACTAAGTCTAAATTTTGCTTTACTCCTTTAATATCTCCTGTCTTTTCATCAAACAAGAATCCTTCAATAGTTTCCTGATTACGCAGAGAAATCTTCTTCAGACCAATCTTATTATCTAAGTAAATACTTCCGCTCTCTTTATTACGTTTTCGATATACTTTTTCTAGAATAGCAAAACCATAAATATTAGAACTTAATGCATCTTTAATAATAGACCTGAAAGGAACATCCATATCATGCAGGCACTCTTCAATAAACTTAGTTTGTTCAAGTTCTTGTGTAGATGCATCTTTAGGAGGTTTAACTCTCCATTTAACTTTAGAAATAAGGTTCTCAAATAAAGACAAACAAGCATTCACAGGAACGCTATATGTCATCTTCTTATAAGTTAAGACACTATTTGGCCATTGTAGATCTTGTTGCAGTTCATCGTAAGTTACACCAGAGAAGATATTAAGACCAGAAGAACCAATAGCTGATAACTTAAACTTCTCAGGCGTATCTATGTCAGAAACTGCCTTTGTAATCTGCGTTGTTTCTACTTTCGCAGTTTGCATATTCTCTCCTTAAATAAAGGGTGTTGGTAAGGTTGCACCAGAAATAGGAGCTGAAGCAATAAATGGGATTTTGTTGGAAGAACCTGAGTGCATATCTGGAATAGTAAAAGCAGGTAAGACTGTATCTTTATTGAGAACAAAGAATGCATCACTTAAAGTATCCGCAACGTCATCATGCGTGTGGTGACTAAAGTCCATATTCTCTAGCTCTGTAAATGCTTCCTCTAACCACTCTCCATTAACAAACTTTACATACTTTGCTTCTGCTGCACTTGCAAATGGAAGAAATCTTGCTTGTTTACCTTTCTCTGGTCTTACTAGCTTAGTGTGAAATCCTCGTTCTGCTAATCGTCTAGATAAGTCTCTGCAATATGCACCTGCCGTTGCACCAGGATCTAATGGAAGAATAATAGTAACTTCTCTACCATCTTTCTCTGCTACATTGAAGATCATGCGTTCTACTTCATGTACTCTGTCTCGCATTAATACACAATCTTCTACTGTGTAGAAATTTAATTTATCTTTAGATACAAGTGTTCCGCACGTAGCATCAACATCTGGACGAACTTCCGATGGTTTAGAAAAAGCTAAATCCCAAGATCTTACGCGCTTATTGGCTGCAAAATTAGGTAAATCTACAACTTCAACCCATTCTCGTTTGAAATAACCAGAAGCGGATTCTCTTGCATACCATGAACCAAGTAATAGACGTTCCATTTCAACACGAGGAAGAGAACGAAGAGTAGAGAGATATTCAGGGTTATTCTTGAGTAGAACCTTATTATCTTCTGCTGTAGCAGGAATAAATCTGAAAGACTTAATACCTGAATCTCTACGATTTCCATAGATTGCTACAGCATCTTCTTTTTTATCAAACCACTTGATTCCTCCATTATTTGTATTTACATAATATCGCAGAGGGTAATCATGGTTAATACTTCTCTTAGGAATACCTCGTTCATCTAAACAAAATTCTACCCATTTACGAAGAAACGAATTGTAGTCTGGGTTACAAGTAGCTACAGCCCGAACAGGGTAATCAACAATAGTTGAACGAAGACGAGAAAGAGCGTATAGTACGTTATCTTCGGTAAGCTGTTGGCACTCATCAAATGCCATAAAAGAATATTCCTTACCTTGAAGGTTATTTCTATCTTGAGGTTTATCTAAGTATGTAAATTGAAGAACTGCACCTGAACTAAAAGTGATGATTAGATCTTTGTTATTTACTCTAATCTTAGGATCTACTTTATAGAATAGTTGAACTGCTGCATCAAATAGACCACCAGCGCCAGCAAGCATTCGAGTAGTTTGACGGATAACAATAGCTCTGGTGCCAGGATGATGACAAATTGGAAGGATGGACCCTAGAATAGCTGCTGATTTACCAGCGCCTGCTGCACCTCCATAAACTGTAAGTGACGCTTCACTATTTAGGAATACTTCTTGTGGTTTACTGCAGGGAGCAAAGACTATATCTTTAGGTTTCTTACTCCGTGTCGTCATTGTCGTTATCAATCATCTTTAAACTAAAGACAGGAGCAGGAGGATCTTGTGTAATTTCTTCTGCTGTATCATCATCGTACCTATAATCATAAAGATCTTTTAAAAGTGCTCTATGAGTTTCAATTAATAGTGCAGCAGCACGAAGTTTAGATGCGTCGTTAGATTCAAGGTTATCAATCACCTTTACTGCTGCTTGAATAGCCTTAGTTTGAAGTGGTTTAAACTTACGTACAAGACTTAGTAATTCCTCCTGCCTCAATTCTCGATTAGTCTTTTTCTCTTTATCTTGTTGTTCTGATTTCTTGGGGCGACCTTTTGTATTTATGCTTCCTGCCGGACCCCTCCATCCTGATGCTGCCATAATTATCCTCCTTATATAAAACTAAAGCCCTATCAGGATGGAACCTGTAGGGCTATTTGGAGCATCTGGTCAGGATCGAACTGACTACTTCTACTTGGAAGGAAGGTGTTTTACCATATAAACTACAGATGCAATACCTAACAAATAATAGGTATAATAAAATGGTGGAAGATGAAGGATTCGAACCTTCGAAACTATTTCTAGTCTAATAGTTTAGCAAACTATCTCAATAAGCCTCTCTGACAATCTTCCATATTTGGCGGAAAATGATAGCATCGAACTATTAACCCTACTTAGGTGTTACCACGGTTTTCAAGACCGTTTAGGGAGCCAACCCCGGCATTTTCCTTTATTTAAATTCTGGTACTCCTGGTGAGAATTGAACTGAACATTTCCTCCTTGAAAGGGAGGCGACCTAACCTTTAGTCGATAGGAGCATTTACTGGTGCGTTTGATAGGACTTGAACCTACACGCCTTACGGCAACTGCTTCTAAGGCAATCGCGGCTACCTATTACGCCACAAACGCAAACTGTGGTCTAAGTGGTTGGACTCGAACCAACGACCCTATGCTCCCAAAGCATATGCGCTACCAACTACGCTACACTTAGATTTATTGGCTGGTAAGATAGGGATCGAACCTATGACCTAATGGTTAACAGCCATTTGCACTACCACTGTGCTACTTACCAATGAAACTTGGTGGACAATTACGGATTCAAACCGTAGATTCTACGATGCAAACGTAGCGTATTCTCAACTATACTAATCGCCCTTTAATAAACTGTAGTAACTATAATTTGTTTAGATACATCATCATACTTATAACAAATCTTATACTTACCTACTTTAACTCTCTGTGATCCTCCATATACATGGCAATTAAACACACATTGTAAAACATTTTGATCAAAGTATGATTTTATCGGATCAACTTCTTTACGAGATCCGTTGAATCTCTGAATAAATCTTTCAGCAAAATGCTTTGTAAATTTCCAATGTTTTTTCATAGTTACATTGCACCTTTATTGGTGCCCCTGGTCAAGAATTAAACTGACGACCTATCCCTTACAAGGGGATTGCTCTATCACTGAGCTACAGGGGCTATCTTAATCATAAAATATAGCTTCTGTTCTATAACCGTTTGGATTAAGATCTAAAAATAACTCTTTCTTAACCTTGATTGAACTATACTCGTCATCCTCAACCTTGTCAACAACAGTATTCAAACATCTATCGCAAATACAGTCGCCAGCTTCAAGCAAATTAGCTATATATAACGAATCACAAATAATACAAGGTTTCGTTATGTTATACCTAAAATTACTCATTGTCAACTCCTAGTGAAATTTATTATTATTGTAGGTAGAGTGCGCTGACTTCTTACCAAGATAGATAATAGTTTCAGCGACTCTAGTTTTCACCGTCGAAAGGAAGTAAGCCGGTGTTGTGTATGGTCTGACTAAAGATTAGAAATTTATAGTTTCTTAAAATAAATTCTAAGACTTTGTTATTTCACATTAACCAGCATACACAACTATTATATATTACACTTTATTGTTTGTCAATAGTAATTACTAAATAGTATTCATTGCGTGTTCTTTTACAGAACTGAAACTATCATGTTGGAGAATAGCAATATTATATTTTATACTCATCATTTATCCTTTCTAAAGTTCAATTCAGATTCTAGCACATATCTCATATTATCTGAGATATATTGCAAATCTAGAACAGATTGAAGATGTGAGAGTTCCATATCTTTTACTTTAATATAACTTAAAGGTTGCTTTCCATCCTTACCTCTAGTACCCCACGTAATAACTTCACGTACTTTACTAAAATCATCTTCAGTTGTCAAGCTTAGTTCTTCATAATCAAAAGGGCCGAGCCTGCGTAGATAGTCTAGACCACCATCTACAGCATAGGTATTACCGTTAGCATCTTCGTGCATAACAAAGTCATGTCTATGAAAACTTCTAATAACTGTACCATCTGGAGTACGGATTGCGTTGTAAAGAATCATCTTAGTTCCTTTCGTTTAAATAGTATCTGCACTCTATCTGTTTAAACAGCAGTTGTCAACACCCTCTGAGAAGCACCAGAAGCCTCTAGGAGCGTTTATAGTGCCATCCCTTACTGTTGGTATAGGCTGTAATGTAGCACGTGCTACAGAGGCTGTAAAGCGGTTT